GCGCCAGAGTTCTATACCAATTACCTTCAAGACATAGCCAACCTTGGTCAGAATGCCGTCCAACAGGGCGGTGTGGCAGGCTTTAGCCCACTGCAACAACAAGCCTTCCAAATGGTGCCTGATGTGGCATTTGCTGGCGCTGGCTCGATGGGCGCGTCTTCCCAGTTGCTGGGTCAGGCTGGCGCAACCACCATGCCTGATGTGGTAGCCGACTACATGAACCCCTACACAATGGGTGTGGTGGATGAGATGGGTCGCCTGCAACAGCGAAGCATCCAAGAAAATATCCTGCCAAACCTTGGTGCGGCGGCGACTGGCTCTGGTCAGTTTGGATCGCGTCGTCAACAGCAGATTACTGGAAACTCTTTGCGTGACCTTCAGGCCGACTTGCTGGGTAAGCAGATGCAGGCGCTTCAGCAGGGATACGGCGAGGCTGGCAAGTTTGCGCAGGCAGACCTGTCTCGCGCCCTACAGGCTGGTCAGGGTTTTGAAAACTTAGGTCAAGCCCAACAGGGCTTGGGTTTGTCTGGCCTCAAAGCCATGAGCGAGTACGGCGGTCAGCAACAGGCGCTCGGCCAAAAGATGCTGGACTACCCAATGGCGCAGGCGCAGGCGTTCTCCCAGTTGTTGAGGCAGTACCAAGTCCCCGGCGGCTCTGTCCAACAAACAACTGGCCCAGACGCTGGTTCATATTCCAACAGCCCGCTGTCTCAGATTGCTGGTCTGCTCACTGGCCTTGGCGCTTTCTCGCGAGGCATGGGTCAAAAAGACGGCGGCGCTGTGATGATGAAGAAGGGCGGCAAGGTTCACCGCTCAAAAGCCCATGCCTATTTGGCACGCGGCGGTACAGTAAAAATGGCGAGGTAAGACATGGCACAACAACCACAAGGTGGATTGGGCGCAATGGCCCCAAAACCTCCCGCACCACAACCCGCCCAGCAACAAGGACAAGCGCCTAATCCTGCGCAGGCCGCACAGCGCATCTCTGGCTTAGAGCAAGAAGTCCCTGCTGAAGAGGACTTTATGGAGCGTGCTTTGCGCAACAGGCGTGCGCAAGAGGCGGCTTTGAATGCGCAAATTGAGGCGTTAAGGAACAGCCTTGACTCGCGCATGAACCTCCCGTTTGATCCTTCCCTGATGGCGGCGGCTTCGGGTTTTCTGAGGCCAACTAAGACAGGTGGTTTTGGCGAGTCGTTGGGTTACGCCGCAGAAAGTTATGCGGCGGAGGCAGAGAAAGAATTTGCCCGCAAGCAACAAATTCAAAAAGCAAAACTTGAATTGACAGAAAAACAAGCCGCCTTGGCGCAACAGGCTTTGCTCAATGACTATCGTAGAAATCGCGCTGGTGAAGGTACACAACTTGTAACTGGCGCAATGGGGGCGGATGGCGTACCTCAAGCGGCTACTGCGCAAAGCGGAAAGACCAATGCGCCAAGCAAGACGCCTTCGTTCTCTGGGCGACAAGTTACCCAAGAAATGATTGACAGGGCGCGGCAGATTGACCCCACAGGGGGTTTGGCAAAAGAATTAGAAACAGAGGCAAAACTTAATCTTGATGCGGAGAGAGTTGACCTTGAGCGTCAAAAAGCCCTACAGGGAGAGCGTCGTAAGTTCAAGATGCCCGGCCTCGAACGACTTGGCGAAATTGAGTTGGACGCCGATGAGCAAGCAGAGTACAAAGCCGTGCTTGCTGATTACAGAAAAACTCGCGACCCACAGGTCATGTACAGATATTACGACTCAAAGGGCTGGATGGAATTAGGACAAGGTGCCAATCCTAATCTGGCTAACGCACCGCCTCCTGCTAGTGAAGCGCCCTCTGCTGGCGCAGGGCCATCGGCAGGGGCACGGCCACCTGCTGGAACAGTACCTGTTGTCAAGCCGCAATTTGAGCGCCCCAAAACTGCGGGAGAGGTTGAGATTGAAAAAGCGGCAGATATAGAACGCAACAAAAAAAGGATTGAGGCTGATGCTGAACAGCGAACCAGATTGAATTTGAGTCGTGACACCGCTCAAGAGCGCATGATCGCGGCCAACTCAATTTACGGAATTGCGGAAAACGCAGACACTGGTAAGGTGTTTGAACTGTTCACCAAGCCAACAGTTCGCAACGCCATCATCGCGGCCACCACTGGCCCCGGCGGGGTTCGCACGCCGCTTGGTACGACTGAGATTGCGGCGCTCAAGCCTGCGCTGTTGCGTGCATCGGGTAACCCTGAGTTGGTTAACACTGCAATGATGGTTTTGAGAAACAGCACGATGCTGAATTTGCAAGACACCATTTCATTGATGTCGAAACAGGGCGCAATCACTGAGGGTGAACGTGCTTTGATTGCCAACTTGAACCCCAATGTGTGGGAAGACACTCGCAAGTCAGCAATGGCTAAATCGCAGTTTGTGAAGGCTCGTGCCGAGTTTGATCGCGATGTGGCTAACGACCTCCAAAAATGGCAGAAAAAGAACCCGAACAAGTATGTGGATGACTTTAAGGATTCAACAGAATACAAAGAGTCATACAACCACTACAACAAAGTTACAGGCGATTTGGCGAAGAAGTACTTCCCCGGCTTCAAGGGTGCGCCTGACACATCCCGTCGCCGCTCACAAGGCGATGCTGGTACTCTTGAGTCACAGATAAGGAATTAGTAATGAAATTCCCAGAACTTAATAAAGAGCAAAAAATCAATGCACAAATGATTGCCGACAAGGCAAGAGAGTACGGTATTGACCCAGAACTTGCATTGGCTGTTGGCTGGGCGGAAAACGAGTTCAAATCAGAGGGCGTGTCCCCAAAAGGCGCTCTTGGCCCAATGCAAGTTATGCCAGCCAACGCAAAGGGTTTAAATTTAAAACCCGAAGACTTGTTTAATCCCGCAATCAACATTGATGCAGGAATGAGAATTCTTAAAGAGAATTTAGACGCGCATAAAGGCAACCCAAGATACGCTTTGGTTGGGTACAACTACAACCCAACAGCCGCCAAAAATTTTGCGCAAACCAATGATGAAAAGTCATTGCCAAAGGAAACTCAAGATTATCTTGCCAAAATTGGCGGCATGAGAGATTTGACGCAGACAGGTTTTATTTCTCAAGAAGCGCCAGCACAAGAAGCGCCCGTACAAGAGACAGATGACTTGAGTTACCTTGGCGCTCTGCCGCCAGACATTGACCAGAAGGAGCCAGAGTTATCAGGAGTTGACCAACTTTACCAACGCGCCCGCGAATTGATGTCCGGCCCTGAAGGTGAAGTTGACAAATCTTTGCTGACTGGTATTGGCGCTGTTGGTGGCGCAGGTATTGGTGCGGCGCAGACAGGCGTTAACCTTACCCAAAAAATTGGAAATTATTTGGATCGCGATGCGCAAGGCAAGGTGGCAGGATCGCCTGATGTTGATCCAAACGCGCCGGGGCAAAAGTACAAGAAAAAAACAGGCTACGGTCGCGGCTCTGGCTACACCGTAGAGGATGTCGTAACAAGCCGTGAACGCGCCAAGGGGCACGGCAAGATCAGCGGCAAGATGGCAAAAATGTGGGGCGTTCCAGAGCGCGGTGAGTCGCTCATGGATATGTTGTCTCGCAAGCAAAAGGCAAATGAGCAACTTGCCAAAGAAGCGGCTAGACAAAAGATGTTGGAAAGAATAGGTTATGTTTCCAAGATTCCAGTCATTGGCCCTGCAATCGCTGGCGGCAGTGCTGGATACGACATCGCTGACATGATTGACCGTTATGAGAAGGGCGACACATCAGGCGCGGTTATCAAGGGCATTGGTGGCCTTGGATCGCTTGCGGCATTGATCCCACACCCAGTCACCCGCGCTGTGGGTACGGGCCTTGGGGTGCTGTCAATCCCTGCTGGAATGATCAATGACTACGTCAAAGAAAAGGAATAGAATGGTGGCGGTAGTTGCAGTTGCCACTCTCCTACCCTTGGCCCCCATCACTGGGGGCTTTTTTTATGTCTCAAGGAAATTCTGTTGACCAATCTTGAATGCACCGCCGTTGATGCGGTACTGTAGATTGCTTTGGTGATCGATGGTGTACATAATCAGCCACGACAAAACCTCAGACTTTAAGGTCTCTCCGCACTCAGAGACATCCCAGTATTTGATTCCCTCGACTTCGCGCTCGGTGACGATGGCTTGAGACTTGTCTGGGCGCATCCATATGGGGAGCGTGTCCTGCGCCAGCCAAACGCATTTGTAGGTCTTGCAAGGCTCTTCTGGGCGGGTCTCGTAGATGCCGCAACCTTTGTCAAGGTAGAAGCAGGGGCGACCCGGCTGGAACTCATGCCCATGCGCCTCCCCACTTAACCAGCCCTCACAGCAGGCCGTGCATTCCCCACAAGCGCGTTCTGGCAATATTGGTATCACTTTGTCGGTCATGCATTTCCTGCTGGAGTCATTAAAAGAATTTGCGTTTGGATGAACTGCCTCTGGGCTTCTTCGACGCCAGCGTCAAAGCCTGCCAAGTACGCCTCCATCAGCGCCTCGTTTATTTCGGCCTCTGATTTCCCAACGAGCGGGAGACCTCTAGGTTCATATGGCTCACAATCTCCACGCATCTTTGATGTTCCTTTGCGGCAATGATAGGCTCAACAAACGCGGCAATCTTGTGCGCAAATTGAACAATGTCTACATCGTCTGCAATAACCGCGTTGGGTTCATGCAGGTCGCAGTAGAAAAATATTTGTTTGATAGTTTCTTCACTCAGCATTTTTGTTCTTCCAAAGTTCCCAGTTGATGATGGTGGTTCGTGCAATTGATCGTTGCGCCAGCGCCTTGTAGGGGTTGATGTCGTTGTCGAGAAACTCTTCAACAATCATGTCCTTCTGGAGAAACAATTCGTGGCGCTCGGCCTTGTCCTTGTTCTCCCATAAGGTTCCATCGCTGGCCCTGAATGCTTCAATTTTTTGCATGATTACTTGTGGTCGTTCTTGAGTTGCCAGAATGCCAGAAGGTGCATGAACATCTCCCAGCCCGTGGTGAGGTCTTCGAGGGGCCATTCTTTGACCACCACGAGACCCGGGACATTTCGCGACACAAACACATTGGCACACCGTGCAGTGGGCACACCAAGTCCCACACGGTACGCGGCCAATTGCATCAAATGCTCATCGTACCCACCAATCTTGTCTGGGTCGGTGAACTCTTTGGTTTTGATGTCAGCCACAAAGCCGCCGTCCGACTCAGAATAGAGGTCGCATTTGCCACCAAATCCTGCTTCATGCGCAAAGGCTCGTTCGCTGATCCATGTGCGCGGGCCAGCCCAGTTGTCAATTGCTTGCGTGCAGGCGGCAACCATCTCGGCGTGCTTGCCTGTTGTCTTTCCTTCATAGTGTCCTTGTATCGATGCATGGATGTCTGTTCCAGCATCCGCCGCAGAACGACCCTGTTCTTTGGAATCGTTGATGATTCGGTCGATGTATTCCTTTTCAGGTTCGTCTGGGCGGCGTGGAAGCGTGAGCGCCGCATACAGTACCTGCTGTTGCATCCAAGCAAGCAGGGCGGGTTTTGCGGCGATGTTAAGGATTGTAGTGACACTGGGCACCAAGTTCATCGTGCGTGCGTCGCGTAGGGTCGTGGCGCGTTGACCGCCCTTCTTGGCCTCTACGGTGTACTGTGGCACCCCGTCGCGGGTGTACCAATGATTTGACTCAGATGCTCGTGGTGCTGATGCTTGTAGCATTTTCTTTCTCCAATTTTTTCTTTGCGTGTCGGTCTTTCATCATCTGGCTCATTTTGGCGCGGGCTTCAGGACTTACTACCCGCTTCTTTTTTGTTTTGCTACCCTCTAACGCTTTTATTTTTCCAGAGAGATAAAGCACATCATTACTGAGATGTTCAATACGCATACAAAGCGCTTTGAGCGTTTCTTCAATTTGGTTTTTTTCTTTGCTTGAAATAAACATTGCCACTCTCCTTTGGTTTAAAACGGGATGTCGTCGTCCATGTCGTCAAAACCTGAACCTTTAGAGGCACTTGCGGCTTTGACTGGCTGGTTGCCTTGACGGGCCTGCCACTCTGGTGACAGTTCGATCTTGGCGCGAAGGTTGTCACTGAAGGACTCGAACATATCCATGTCTGGGCTTTCAATGTAGAACGCGGCACACTTGTTGTGGCCTTCAGGCAGGTTTGCCTTCATGGCCTTGGGCACCGAGTTGATGTTGGCGATGTTGGTGTACTCTTTGCCGTTGTTGCCCACCGCTTTAGTGATGGCAATCATGGCCCAAGCACCAAGCACATTGTCAATCTGGAATCCACGCAACTCGTCAGGCGTGAACTCTTTGCCACGCCAAGTCTGCAAGTCTTTGCGTAAGGTGGCCTTCTCGGCCAACGACAGTGTGAAGTTCTTGCTAATCGACATTGGCTCGTTCTTGGCCGTGACCAATGGTTTGCCTGCGTCGTCTTCGCCGTGAACCTCAAACTGCAACATGACCTTCGGTAGGTTTTTAATCTGACCAAGGTATTCGCTCTTTTGTGTTCCAAGGTCAACGATGCGGTAGCACCGCGCCAAGTACATCCCCGGGGGCACTGGGGTAAAGGTTCCACCCCCGCCGCTTTCTCTCGCTATTAAAGCCATCATTCGCTCCTAGTTAAGGTTACTGTTTCTAAAGTCACTATTGGCCGTCTAGGCACCCGACACTCAAATCGGATGATGTCCCAGTCGTCCATCGTTGCAACGCCTGCCTCGGCCCGTTCTAGAGCCTCCTCAAGCATCTGTTGCCTCTCCAGCATTGCTTGGTTGTATTCCTCTTCGCTGTGCATACACTCCTCCTTCGCTGTTGGTGTTAGTATCATACACACATTAACTTATTTTGCAACAACCCTTGCACAATTGTTTTTTTGGTGTATGATCAAGTTTCACTAACACATGGAGCCGAGATGACGCTAGAGGATTTTTTTGAAGACAAACCAAGGGGTGCGAAGATTGCATTGGCGCGACACTTAGGTATCACAAAGCAATGGATGGCCGCAATCATCACAGGGCGCGGGCTGGCAAGCGCAGAGGTTTGCGTTGCCATCGAACGGTACACACGGGGCAAGGTGTTGCGTGCAACTCTTCGTCCTGACATTTTTGGAGACATCAAGTGATTTGGTACAAATTCTATTTGGGCGACTACATCACACACACCAACCACCTGTCGGATGCTGAAGACTTAGCATACCGCCGTCTGCTTGATTTGTACTATATCAGCGAGAAGCCAATCCCACTTGAAACCGAATCGGTTGCACGCAAAATACGCCTTGATTTGGACATAACCGAATCGGTTTTGGGGGAATTTTTTGACAAGGGTGTTGACGGGTATCGCAACAGTCGTTGTGACATGGAAATCGCGAAGTATCAACATCAGGTCGAAAATAATCGACAACTTGGAAAGCGAGGCGGCAGGCCGAAGAAAACCGAATCGATAACCGAATCAAAACCGAAGGTTAACCCTAAACAGATACAGATACAGAATAAGAATATATCGTCGGTAACACCGACAACATCGCGATTTGATGAATTCTGGTCTGCGTGGCCTTCGTCAAAAAGGAAGGTTGCCCGCGCCGAGTGCGAGAAGAAGTGGGACAAGCATAACCTCGACATGGTGGCCGACACCATCATTGCCAGCGTAACGCGACTGAAGAAGACTGAGCAGTGGACAACAGGTTTTGATCCTGCGCCCTTGACCTACATCAACCAGCGCCGATGGGAAGACGACGCAGGACAACAGCAGGCCACAGCCCGGAGAGTGATATGACAGAGCGCATGAAGCAGGCGTTGATTCTGGCTGATAAATGTTGGGGTAAGGCATACCGTGCTTCCCCCATTTTTGTCGAGCAGTATTTGGAAATCATGCAAAACCTTTTGCTGATGCGTCCTGTTGTCATGGGGGATGAATTTAGGGCGCAGTGCGAATTGCAGGGTTTGCATTTGCCAAGCAATTTACACCACAACACTTGGGTCAGTGGGGCACGGGCGATGCAACAAATGGGCTGGATTTCTCCTGTTTCTAAAGTTGAGCCAGTTCACTCTCACAACCATATGCCATCGGTTACTTTGTGGCGTAGCAACATTTTTGGCGACAAACAAGTGCCGTTTAACTCAAGGCAAAAAAGCCTTTTTTAAAAGCGAATTGAAATGAGCAAAGTTGAAAATTTAATTCAAAGACTGGGCAAGGTCAGAGGCCGTAACGGTTCTTGGACTGCACAGTGCCCAGCGCACGAAGATAAGTCACCTTCGCTGTCAGTTCGGGAAACCGAAGACGGTCGAGTTCTGGTGCATTGCTTTGGTGGATGCGCAGTGCATGAGGTGCTTGGTGCGATTGGCATGGACTTGACTGACCTATTCCCATCAGATGACAAGCGCAAGGATTACCCGGTGACGGGCAAGCCCAGCATGAAACCCGCGTTCTACGCCAGCGACCTTTTACGCATTGCGTCGTTTGAGTGTCTGGTGGTGATGATTGCGGCATACGACATGAGCAAGGGCAGGCGACTCAGCAATGAGGATATGGAGCGATTAAAAGTGGCACAACAGCGAATTGAGGAGGTAGTGGTATATGCAGGTGTCTGAAATACAAAAGCGGGCCAAGGAATTGGACGAGGCGCGTCGCATTCGGATTGTCAAGCCTGATGAGGTTGACTTCGAGAAGTACATCAAGGCCAACGATGTAGGCCAAAAGGTGCGCGGCGCGATGGAATTTTTAGAAGAGGTGCGCGAAGACTTCATTAACCCTAAAGAAGAACCGCATCAAACAATGCCGTGGCCGAAGACGCATCAAGGCTTTGGGTTTCGCGCAGGCGAGGTGACGCTGTACGCTGGAGGCAACGGTGGCGGCAAGTCAATGGTCACTGGTCAGATTGCACTGCATCTGATTAAGCAGGGCCAGCGCGTAATGATTGCATCGTTTGAGATGAAACCCAAGCGCACGCTGACTCGTATGCTTCGACAGTTTGCAGGCGAGAACATTTACAACCCGATGTATGTGAACAAGCAAAAGCACTTAATGGACTTGGTCACAAGGTTGCAGGACTTCTCGCACGGCAAGTTGTGGCTGTACGACCAGCAGGGCACGGTCACATCACAGCAGGTCATTGCTGTGTCTCGTTACAGCGCCGTCGAGTTAGGTGTGCAACATATCTTCATTGACTCGCTGATGAAGTGCGTATCTGGTGAAGACGATTACAACGCGCAGAAGATGTTTGTTGATGAACTGACATCGCTGGCGCGTGATCACAATGTTCACATCCATTTGATTCATCACATTCGCAAGTTGGCGAGTGAAGAGATTCAACCAAACAAAAACGACATCAAAGGGTCGGGCGCGATCAGTGACCAAGTTGACAATGTGTTGATGGTCTGGCGCAATAAAAAGAAAGAACATCAAGCGCAGACTGGCCCAGTCGATCCAATGATTCCTGACGCCATGCTGATGTGCGAGAAGCAAAGAAACGGCGAAGCAGAAGATTGGTATTCGCTTTGGTATCACAAAGACAGCCAACAGTTTGTCGAGTACGACAACAGCGTGCCAATGTCTTTTGATAATCGGGGGCGCTTTTGAATGACAAAGAGGAGCAAAGAGCAAGAGACCGTGAGCATATGCACCGCTGTCTCGTTCGGGAGGTCATCAAGATGCGCATTAAAGATCGTGATGGTGCATACCGTTGGCTCAATGGCTACAGTGACCACACTGGGCGATGGCATAAGGGGTGGAACCAACTTCATCCCGAATCAACGCTTGAGCAAGATGTTAGAGACCAATGGTCTAAAGGTAACCGAGGTAACGATGGAGAATGGAAATGACAAAGCAAGACGCTGAACTTAGCCCTTTAGCAAGGCAACTACTTGGCAACTCTGGGGCTATGAAGTTATTTACGCAGACTGAGTTTGATGCGGCGTTGACCGAGGCCAAGGCCGAGATCATGGCGATTGCAATTCAGACCAGCAAGCAGGCAATTTTAATTGAGCGCAACGCTTGCGCTGATCTTGCGCTTGAATGGAGCCAAGAGGAATTGTCTGAGGCCATCCGCCATCGCATGAGACCAATCAATGATTGAGATCACACTGCCTTGGCCTCCATCTGTTAACACTTATTGGCGCAACTTTAATGGCCGCATGATCATCAGTGCAAAAGGCCGTGAGTACCGCGAGACTGTTGGTGACCAGATGACTTTACAAAAACAGATCAGGCACTTCACGGGGCCACTGCGTGTAGTGATCGAGGCATGGAGGCCAGACAAGCGACGCAGGGATTTAGACAACCTGTTGAAAGCAACCCTCGATGGTCTGGCTCATGCTGGTGTGTATGAAGACGATTCACAGATCGTTGATCTGCGCATCTACTGGGCACCAGACATCGGTGGAATGTTAAAGATCAAGATTGAGGAGATTGAATGAAACAAGAACCAGAATGGATTGATGTTTTGGCATTGGTTGCGATGCATTCGTTTATGCAGATAGCGCCAAAGAGTGCAAAGCCAGATCAGATTGCATATGCGGCGTATCAACAGGCGGAAGCAATGATGAGAGAGAAGGAGAGACTAGATGAGTTTGAGTGACATTTGGAACATCATGTTGA